TCCGGAGAAAAGAAAATACCAGAGATCGTTTTTGGTTCCTCACTAGAGGCGATTCGCAGGTTCCTAAAAGTGTACAGCGAGGCCGAGGGGTGTATCACCCACGTGATTGAGATCACGACAAAATCCCGCGACGTGGCCGAAGGTCTCCGCTATCTTTTTGCGCTATTCGGTATTTGGATACGGTTCAGCAAGAGGAAGAAGTATGCCTCAAACACGAAGCTAAAAATCAAGAGAGACTATTGGATCGGTAACATCTGTGGTGCCCACCTTTCTAGGTTTAGAGATGAGATTGGGTTCATCTCCGAGAGAAAAATCCGAGGGTTGGACGCTGTGGCCGCGAAATCAGTTACAAGTAGAAATGTTGAATTTGATCCATATATCACTTCCTTGCTTCGTCAAGCATGTCGCCATGCCAATATCGGAATGAAGTTGGTGTTGGGAAACACAAAGTACGTGGAAAAGCAAAACATGGGTCTTGCCTACGCCGCACTGGCGGTCGGCAGGTTGAGGACGATAGCACAAGAACTCCCGCGCGACCAATGGGGCAACGTCCACTACTTTTACGCCAATGCCCGACAAGATGTTTTACGTGAGTATGCCGCAGAGGCAGACAGGATTATCAATCTCCCCCTCGTCTACGACCAAGTGGTTGACTACAGCGAAGAAGAATACGATGGCTACGTCTACGACATAGAAGTTGAGGACACGCACAATTACTGCATCTCGGGAATTATTAGCCACAATACGATCCGCGCGGCCCATCTCAGTGAACTGTCCGATTGGGATAACGCTAAGACGCTTACGCAAAATGTTTTTCCGACGATGAACAGCCCTGACACTTTGGCGATCCTCGAATCGACTGCTCGCGGCCGCCAAGGTTTTTGGTATGACTTTTGGAAAGAATCTGTAAGCAGGTGGGGGGATGGAAGCTGGGAATGGAAGCCCATATTCATCGAATGGTTTCGGTGTCCAGACAAGTATTCCAAAAAAATCGAGAACCGCTCAACGTGGACAATCACCGATGATGAGCGCGCCTTTCGCGAGAAAGTTCTACGCGAAACAAAATTCTACATCCCCGACGAGATGCTGAATTGGAAGCGAATGAAACTTCAGGAGGTGATTTCCATCGAGGGAGATCAGTGGAGTTTCTACCAAGAGTGGCCCTGTACGTGGCAGGAGAGCTTCCAGTCAACCGGACTCTGTGCTTTCCCGAAAAAGAAGCTGCAGCAGATCATGGACACGGTCTGCTGTCCTCCACGCTGGTATGGAGAGATTTACTACAACCACGGCGCGGCTACCGAGGTAAAAACCCATCTCACGGAAGTCTGGAATGACAAGGGAATGATTCCCGGCGTGGTAGTGCCGCCGGCAGAGTACAACGGTGGCCGATTGAGAGTGTGGGAGATGCCGGAAGCCGGGGAAAGTTACTACCTCGCGGCGGATCCAGCTCAGGGGTTGGAAGGCAAGGGCGACTTCTCCTGCGTACAGATACTGCGGATCGGACACGGTGGGGCGCCGGATGTGCAGGTGGCGGTGTGGCATGGCTGGATCAACCCAACTCCGTTTGGTCACATCATCGTCGGCCTGGCGAAGTGGTACAACAACTGCGAAGTGGCCGTGGAATTGAACTCGGTTGGGGAAAAGACCTACATTGAAGTCTTCCGCATTCTTGAGTATCCAAACCTGTTCCGGTGGAAGCACTACGACAAGGTAAAAAACTATTACACCGACTACATGGCGTGGGTGACGAATCACAAAACCCGCGACTTAATAATCGCCAACTTCCGCGAGCGTGTCATGGAGGGGACCATCGTTCTCTACTCCTACGATCTCTTGAACGAGATGATGGATTTCTCGGCGGAAGAAGAGGGCGAACGGTTCGAAGGCCAGAGCACGAACGATGACGCCGTGATGGCGATGATGATCTGTTGCTGGTGCGCGCACGACTCAGACTACGGCAAGCAGGCGGCCATGCAGCCGCGGACGGACGGCGTGGGTGTTCGGAAGTTTTACCTGGTGGACGATGCGGGTCGAGTGGTCGGAGAATTTGATCAGCGAGAGATGGCGATAGCCGCAGGGACAACGAATAGTGAGAATCCGGTTTTCCGTAAAGGTTGGTCGGTAGTTTCGAGGATGTCGCGAAAAGACTTCAACAACTGTGACTTTTCGCCGGTTCATGATCGGGCAGGACCGAGGCAGCAAATGCACTACGTTCACGGAATCCCGGCTGAAAATATCCGGTTGGACAACATCTATAACCCGGAAACCAGTCCGGAGGAAACGGACTGGCGCTGCATTTAGGTGGGTGTGTTACTATTCGAATGTTGCAAGCGAAAGGACTTAGATGCCAGATTCTACCTTTGCTAGCCTTGCTGAGATGGATGCCGCTGCGGATACGCTTTACTCGTACTCTGTGCCAGTCATCGGCGATCTCTTTCTTGGGTTAAAGTTTACTGGCTGGAAGAACCGGGCTTACCACACAGAGTACGACAAGCCACCATATCGCGACGAGGGGTTTGTAGCGCAATGGATATACAACGAGGGCAAGCCGACTCGCTACGATCTGGACACAAAGAAGCTGTTTCGCGGGCGTAATTTTTACGTAAACCTTCCCGGCATGCAGTCTGGCGAATACGTGGCCGGAGGAACTCTCCAGATCGGCACCGAGCGCGTCTACGCCGACACTCCTAAAGAAGAAATCATCCGGCTCGTAACCGAGGGCAAGGCAAAGATGATGGCCCTGCTCGAAAAGGAAGGAGTCCTCGTTGCCCATTAACCCTGCAACCGGACGTGAAGGCGCTCCCGTAGAACAAGTCTTTGGCGGCGAGCGGCAGACTCCACACAGCGTATTCGACAAGCGGCGGCGGGAAGGCGGATGGACGCCGGAGCGACCGAACGGCACGGTTGTCGCAAACCACAAAGCCGCTGATCTGGCTATCGCTTGCCCGGACTGTCGAGACCTTCTTGGAAAGAACGACGTCCGAATGTTCACGCGGCCCGACGCTGGGTACTACTGCATGAACGGGCATCGCTACAACGATTACGAGCAACTACTCGCACGGAATCCCGCAAAGCTTGCCTACAAGGGCATCGTCGCTCGGCAGGATGGCTTCGTAAAAATGACCATCGAAATGCCGGGCTCGGTGGCTGAACTCATCAAAGCGAAATTTGGTGACAAGCTCTCGGCTACGCTGGCTGGCGTCATGGATGTGCTCTCTGGTGAGCGTTGCATCCTCATGGGCGAGTCGGACGTTAAGCGGTTGCAGGATCGGCTGGGCGAGGAAGTCAAGAGCCCAGCCTTTATCGTGGGGAAAATCTGGGAGTTGAAAGAACAGACGATTACCCTACAGGAGACGGTCGACAAGCTTCGCGAGAACTTGCGGCAGCGGATGTCGGGCCGGGGTGAGCGGGAAGTTACGGACACGATGATGATGCTCGACCTGGGTGAATTATCTGGACCGCTCTTACAGAAGGCGCAGGAGAAAGAGTGGACGCCGGACATGTACGTGCTTGAGGCTGTCCGGTTGGCGATCGAGGGAAGCTGGATTTAGTCCAAGTCTTGGACTTAAACTATGGCGACCGCGAACTTCTTTCCCGAGCTCAATCCCCGGATAAGCGCTGAGTCTGTTGGCGACCAGCAAGCGTGGCCAGAATCTACTCAGATGGACGGCATTCGCCAATGGTGCGAAGCCGCATGGGAAGAAGCGGAGTCTGATCAAAAAGGTGTCGATGAACTAAAGTTTGTCGATAAGTACGTCGAGTACATCACCGGGACGCAGTGGCCAACAGCCCGGCCAAGTTACAAATCCAAGCCCGTCGACAACCTGACCAACCGGCTTTTCTGGGAACTCCACAGCCTGCTCACTGACATTCGGCCAATCATAGAAATCAGTTCAACCTCGCGTGAGGAGAAGGACATTGCCCAGGAGGACAAACTCAACAAGCGCATTCATGCGTGGTGGTTGAATAACGACATCGACCAGAAAACCGCGATGTGCATTGTGTACGGGATTCTGACGTCGTCCTTCGCGAAGTTGGAATGGGATCCAGAAGCGAAGCCGATGGGTCGCGGCGAGTTGGCGTTACGCCCTCTGAGTCCGCTCTCAGTTCTTCCGTTGAAAGGTGGAACTGATTTACAGTCCGCCGAAGCCTGCATCTACCATGACTGGAAGCCGACCAGTTGGGTGAAGAATAAGTATTCTGACAGAGCGCACCTCGTAATCCCCGACGCTGGCATGTCGCAGTATTCGGTCGACACTGGACCTCCGGGTAACGTTACGCCGCAACTCTTCGATTTACTTGCCTCCCCCATGAAGCAGTTGCTCTCAAAGGACAAAAGGCGGCTGGGCGCGAGTGCGTTCCCGATGTGCAAATACCGCGAGTTCTGGATCAAGGACCGCACGATCAACACGTCCAATCGTATCGTGACCATGGGCGATGCGACCAAGTCCTACCGCATCTCCTATCAAGTAAAACCGGGGCAGATGTTCTACCCACGCGGCCGGCTGATCGTGATGGCAGGCCGGGAAATTGTCTACGACAATCCGAATCCTTACTGGCATGGTCTGTTTCCATTCGCACTGCTCCGGTTGAATGTGGTGCCGTGGTCGATGTACGGCCTCAGCGACATGCGCTCGCTCTGCGATATGCAGGACATCTTGAACGCGATGTTCGCCGGCGTGATCGACATGGTGAAGAAAGCAGTAAACCCACCATTCTTTGCCCCGAAGAATGCGTTCGCCGAGGGTGTATGGAATTCATTTGATCCGAACATGCCGAGTTCGAAGCTGGCCTACAACGCGGTTTCTCCGCAGGAACCGAAGTGGGTCAACTCCGCTCCGCTTCCCGGCTACGTTCTCCCGGTGATGGAGGGCGTGAAGCGGGACATGAAAGAAGGGTCCGGCATAGCCGCAGTCAACGATGCACTCCGCAAGAAGCAGGTACCTGGTGGCGACACGCTCGACCAAATCCGGCAGACGCAGCAAACGCCGATCCGGGCGAAGGCGCGTAACATTGAAATCTTCCTTCGCGACTTGGGTGTGCAGATGGTTCCAAACATCGCGCAGTTCTATACTGATCCTGAGCGGGTGCGCGTGAATGCGTCCATGGGCGGCAGTGCCGAGTATCTGGATTGGAATCCGAAAGAAGTGTTTGGCGAAACCGCGCAGCCGATGGAGCAGATTCGGAAGTACGAATTCACCATTCAGGAAGGGTCATTGTTGAGCGTGCAGCGGTTGGAGATGGCGACGAATCTGGCAAAGTTGCGGATGAACGGCGCGATCTCGAATCGGACGTTCTTGACGAAGCTCAACAAACTCGGATTGCTTGACGTGAATGTGGACCAAGAGGAGCAACTGATAATGAAGGAGAGAGCCGCTGGTTTGGGTGGAGCCCCACCGAAGAAAGGGAAGAAGGGCGAGGCGGCTACGAAGGTCCAATGAGAGTGCTTCTTAAAAACGCGCATGTAGACCTCGCTACTGGTCGCAGAACCGATCAATGGGTTGGAGATGGCCAAAGGGTAGATGTTATGTGGACACCGTTGACCTCAGAGCAACTACTAGCCGTAAAGGAGTTTGAGCGCACAATGCGCGAGGAGACCATCCCGGAGATTGAGCGGGTAATGCGGATGCGCGCTCGTCTCGCGCAAAGGAGTCGCCAGTGGATTGTAAGTTGAAAGAGACGCCAAAAGAGCCGTGTAAGGACTCGATCTTTTACGGCATGTCAGTAGCTCGCAGCCTTGGTACTGGGCGACAGGATATAGTTCGTGAAGAGCGCGATGTTCGGCAGTTGACCACTATGCCTATTGGTTACAGGCTGGCACGAGGATTTTCGATTCTTCGAGGAGGATCAGTATGAGTTGGCATTTTTCGTTCAGCGCAAAAACGAGAGCAGAGGCCGCGCAGCTTCTTGCTAAGAATGTGGCCGACAACCGAGCACACTGTCCAGAGGAACAAATTCTCCCGGCTGGAGATAGGTTGATTGAGCTTATGCCGCGAGAGCCTGCACGCCCAATCATCGTCACAAGCTACGGACATATTGACCAAAACGGCGGCAATGCACTTATCGAAGTACGGATAGCGCCGGGAAGCTAATGGCTGACGCGCAAAACAACGGGAACGGGTGCTATGTAATTACAAACGAGGGAAAGAAATTTCCTATTCCCCGTTCCCTAGCGCGTGCCCTGGAGAAGCTTCTCGAGCAGAAAATGCAGACCGGTTCGCTCACGTTGTTTATCAAAAGCGGCGGCGTGGCGGGTACTGAGTTGCGGCACAATTTTGAGCCGTGATTATTTTCTTGTTGACAGGTAGGTTTGGTTTAGCGTACCAATGTGTGAGACGACGGGTTGTACGAGCTCTGATTCGGATTCCCGCTAAGTAAGGGCGGACGCGATACGAAACGGCTCTTGAGAGAAATCTCAGGAGCCGTTTCTGCTTTTGGAGCAAACATGAAAAAACGAAATCATTCGCCGCATGTAGGGATGGACAAGTCCGAGGTGTACGGTAAGAATCGGCCGTCGCCGATGCACGGAAATCCGAAGAAGGGCCGAAAGAAAAAGCGGAGCATGCGGAGAGGCTGATGCCCTGGCCGGTCGGAGCGCAGTGGCGGCATTCGAAGAAGGCGAAAGGCAAGAAGGCGAATCGCCAGGCCGCGCACGTTGCCAACTCGGTTCTTGAACGAACCGGAGACGAAGGGCGAGCTGTACGAGCCGCAAATGCCGTAGTTGGAAGGCGCGGCAAGCGGAAGAAGAAGCGCGGTAGTCGACGCGCATAAAGTTCTCGCGGGTGAGAGGCCCGATCCAGTCCAAGTCTTGGACTCGAGAAAAACCCGCTGGCTTACTGAGGTAGGCCGGTGCGAGAAGGGAGGCGCCATGAATAGCTTTGGTCCTGTAGCGTATCGCGGCAAGAAGAAACGGCACAAGAAAGGCCGCTAGTCCGGCCGCCTCCCCGATGAGGGGATAAATCCGGGCGGTAGTCCGAGAGGGTCTGCCGCCCATTACTACTTTCTTTCGAGGGTCAAGTCATGAAGATGGAATCACCACTGGATCACGCGGAAAAAGAAGGCCACGGTGACGATACCTTCGGCGCAGTTCCAAAGCCGACGAAGGGAACGTTTATGGACAGTGGCGTAACCTACACTCCGCTGGCCAAATCTGGCATCAGTTCGAACAAGAAGTCCGGTGAGCCCGGCGGCGTGAGGCCCCTAAGCTAATGCCTGGCGCCACACTGGACGCTGCTCCGCCACTTCCCGACGCCGTGAAAAGCGCGATGGGTCCGCCGACTGGTGGACCCGACATTGGGAAGATGATGGCCAAGGGGCCGGGGATGCCCGGACCGGAAGGCGGGAGCGCGCAAGGCAATCTAAAAGTCCAGGTCGACACGATCAAGAAAGTTCTGGACAGCATCATCAATTCAGCATCGGCAGGCAAGACGTTTTTCAGTCGAGCCGCGCAGATGCTGGATCAGGGTTTAGCGGCAGAATCGTCCAAGGGTCCGGGGACGCCGCCGATGAAAGGTCCGGACACAGGTGGAGATAGTGCTGGTGGAGGCATGGCAAGTCCGCCAAGCTTCCCCGGTTAGTAGTAGCTTCCGGAGCCGTCAGCCGGAGCCGCAGAGCATAGCGGAAGGCGCGGAAGGAAGATGAGGAGAAAACGAAAATGTTGACTGCCGAACTCGAAGCGTTGTGCGTGGAACTCGATAAGGTCGATCCCGCTCTTGGTAAGGCCCAGCGTGAATTGCTGGAAAAGAATGACAAAGCTCAAAACCTGATTCAGGAAGGCGTGCTGCGCCAGTCCGATTACAGCAAGTTTATGAACGACAACAAGCAGCAAATCGAGTACGGCCGAGAGATGAAGACTTGGTACGACAACAATAAGCCGAAGTATGATGCCGCGCTGAAAGAGCGCGATGAGGCTACGGCGCGTGCCAAGGACCTTGAGAAAAAAGTTCAAGAGAGTGCCGAAGCTGTTGCGCGAGCCGCGGCAGCCACCGGCGATGGTAAGGGCGTAGATCCGGCAGTCGTGAGCCAGGC